CTGAAGTGCTTGTTGTTCTGGGCTAAGATTAACATTAAAACCACCTTCCGCTGTAGTGCCAACATTAGCTAAACCAGAAGTTACAGTAAAAGGTTGAAAAGTACCCCTTGATGCTGCTTGACTAGTTAACAAATTAGCCATGTCTACAGCTTGTTTGCCGTAGTTTTCTACATTACCTATGTTTTCTGAAGATAAATAAGAACTTGTTGCTAAATCCAAAAAAGGAAGTAAAGCATCTGGAATAATACCACCCAGTAATCCTCCTGAGTTAGTACCTTCTGCGTTAGTATCTTCTTCTCTATGTCCTGCCATGTGTGGCATAACTATATCCTCTTAATCTGTGTTTTTACTTTTACCAAATATCTCATCTATTTACTACTCTCTCTAAGCATGTTAATGATTAACGTAGTGTCTGCTCTAGCACCTCTAATATCATCTTGAAGACTGTCTATTTTTAACTCAACAATAGAAACCTTTTTGTCTAAGTCTTGAATAGTTTTAGAATTTTCTTTTATTTGAGCTTCATTCTGTGCAATACTTTCTTCATTTAGCTCAGTCGAGAGTGTGACCTGCGACCAACTGATGATAGATGCAATTATGACAGTGCCTAGTGGCAACATAGAGATAAGAGTTTTGATGTCTACGTTCATCGTTTTTGTTCCTTAAAATTTACATTGTTTTTTAAAAGTTACCAAGGCAAGCCTGCGGCAGTTGTGGGTGTGGCTAGTTCAACCAGTTGTGCATCTAAACTAGCTTCAATCGCTGTTGTGTCTAAAGCAGTTGTTACCCAAGAGATAACGTCAGCTTCGTTTAGATCAGCAAAGGGTACAAAGCCTGCCGCTGATGCATCTGGGGTAAAACCTTCAGTGCCGTAGGCAGACACAGTGTTTGTACCGTCTGTCTTGCTGACACGCCAATGTGCTATTACTACGCCATCGTCTGATGTGTTTCTTTCAAGTTGTGCGATTGTCCAGTTCATTATTTATTCCTCAAGTTGTGCAACACGGTTGCGTAATGATTGAATTTCTTTGATTAACATTGGTACTAGCTTGCTGTAGTCTACGCCCATCATTTCTTCTGGGTCTTCTGGTGTTGATACAGCTTCTGGTGCAACACTCTGTAGCTCCTGAGCAACCATGCCGTAATCTTGATGCGATCCGTCAGCCTTCCAGTCAAACTGTCTAACTTGGATAGCGTCTATCTTGCTACCTGCGTCATCGGAGTTTGCAATGTTTTCCTTGAGGCGTTGGTCTGATGAGGTGTTAAAGGCTGTTGCTGAACCTGTGACGCTGATACTTCCAACTGTTGTGCCGTCTTTGCGGAAGTCTATAGCGTCCCCATCTGAAGCAAGTCTGTTAAAACTTCCAACTAAAGCTCCGCTTCTTGTTGCATAAAAAAAGTTAGATACGCCTAAGCCAATACCCGCAATATCATTGTTGTAGCTAGTAGTACCCACCAACAGGTTGCCAGAGGTGTCTATTCGCATGCGTTCTGTGGTAGTACCAGTAGTAAAACGTAAGTCATCACCAACAGCACTTATCTTTGCTTGTTGTGCGCCACCCGTGGTTTTTCGGAAAATAATGTTCTTGCTATTCCCATCGCCACCTTGAATGTCAAGAGATGTACTGCCTGTTGTCGTTAAATCAAGTAGACCGCTAGGCGAACTAGTCCCGATTCCCACATTCCCGTCAACAACAAGCCCATCCATCGTGGCTGTGCCAGTGACATTAATCCCTGATGTATTTACTGCTAGACGCTGTGTTCCACCTTGCGTAAATGTAGTTGTATCGCTACCTGCAAACGTGATGTTCGTATTATCGTCTGCGTCACCTTTAATAGTATCAAGTGCAATAGTTCCTACGTTAATAACACTAGCGTCACCAAGGTTTAAACCATCAGCAGTAATTGTACCAGTAACGTCTATGCCTGTGGAAGTGGTGGCTAGTTTTGCTGAGTTGTCGTAATAAAGAGATACCGCTCCATTAGTGGTCGCTACTATTTTGTCTTCGCCTGATGAGCTTTGTAAAGATACAAAGTTACTACCTATAAGGCGTAAACCGCCTGTTCCTGTGTCTTCTACACGGCTATTATTGCCATCGTGATAAATTTGTAAATCATCCCCTGCACCAAAGATAACCTTACCATTGTCAGGAAAACTTAGATTACCACCAGAAGATAAACTCATTTTCTCCGTAGCAGTTTCAGAAGCACCAGTTCGAAAGCTCAATTTCGTGGCGTTACTAGAGGCACTGAAGTCACCTTCAGATACAGCGGCAATACCTGCGGCAACTAATATAGCGTCTGTGCCTGTAGCTTCATCGGGGGCTTGGAAGTTAATTACACCTAAAACATCATCAGCCGCTATGTCTGTCTCACCAGTTTGTAAAGTCAGAGTAAAGGGCTTATCGTCGGCTGTAGCCGTGTGCTTAAAGTTAAGACCAGAATCATGGGCATGTATTACTTTGATTTCTGAATTAGCACCAAAGTTTAAAACTGCGGCGTCGGAGTCTAAAGATAAGTCATCACCTACAGTTGCATCTCCTGAGATGTCCAAAGATGTAAGTGTTCCAAGACTTGTTATGTTACTTTGGGCTGCTCCTGTGACTGTAGCTGCTGTTCCAGATACATTACCCGTAACATTGCCCGTTAAAGTCCCTGCAAAACCTGTAGCAGTAACCACACCTGTGCTTGGGTTATACGTTAAAGTTCCATCAGATTCTAACCCAAGATTACCACCATCTACATCGCCACCTGCGGTAAATATAAGAGCATTACTTTCATCTGTACTTTCATTATCAGTGATTGTAACTGTAGTTGCTACTGCGGCTGTAGAAGCATTAGTTACTGTAACTCCCGCAATAACAGTATTAAGTGCAGTACCATTGACAGTTATAGCGTCTGCTTCTAAAGTACCATCAATGTCTGCGTTACCTGATATGTCTAAGGTTGCTGCATCTAGCTCTCCAGAAATAGTTAGGTTTCTTATACCTGTATAGTCTTTATTAGAGTCTAATATTACAGCTTTACTAGCTATAGCTGTACCTACTGCGGTATCACCTAAGTCTAAGGCGTTTATTTCACCTACAACTACTGTTGCACCGTCTAAAATATTTAGTTCTGCGGCTGTACTTGTAACTGCTGTTGATCCTAGTGTAAACTGGCCTTCAGGTACAATAAGTCCTCCTGCGCCACCTAAGATAAGATCATCAGTAGAAGCATCCCATTCCATAAAAGCAGAAGCAGTATCTCCAAAGAACTTAACGTCATACCCAGTATCGTCTACACCTACGGACACAGTAGCGTCAATTTGGGTAGCACCGTCAATATCAACAGCATCAAGATTTGTAGTACCATCTACATCTAAATTACCATCAATATCTACATTGCCTGAGAAGTCACCTGTAGCTGCATCAAGCTCACCACTAAGAGTGACATTAGTTGCGCCAGTAACTGCACCATTAAGAGCTACAGCACCGTTAATGTCAATAGTTGTAGCCGCTATTTGAATCTCAGTGTCAGCAACTATATCTAACTGTCCGTCAGCACTAGAGTTAATATAAATAGCTGAATCACGGAACTGGACTTTATCGTCAGTCGATACAGCAATATCTGTACCCGCAGTAGTGTTGCTAAGTGCTAAGACTTCGCCAAAAGTATCTACAGTATCTTGTTGTGCGTCTACATAGGCTTTAATGGATTGTTGAGTTGCAAGAGCCGTAGCACTATCGCCTGACATATCGTCTTGATCTAAGATGTCTGTAACTGCTATTGTTCCTGTTCCAGACAAAGAATCGAACTCAAGAGTGCCGTCAACATCTAAATTACCGCCTATAGTTATATTACCTGTAGTAGTCACACTATCAATGTAAGCATTTTTAAAGTATAGACTTGAAGTTCCTAAGTCTACATCTGAATCAGTTACAGGAGCAATAACACCATCAGCCATTGTAAACTGACTTGTGCCTCCTGCGGTAAATGCTAGGGTATCTCCTGCACTAAAGAAAAGACCAACATTAGTATCACCAGTGTTTGTAATACTAGGATCACTAGCTGAACCATCAGGAAAAGAAACTATCCCAGTAAACGTAGGGCTTGCTGTGTTTGATTTAGTTGCCACAGCAGTTGCAATATTATCAAACTCTGTATTTATTTCTGTACCTTTAACAATTTTATTTGCATTTCCTGAAGGTAAAGCATCTTTGGTAGCAAAGTTAGTAGTCTTAGTATAATCTGTCATATTAATCGTCCTGCTAATACGTGAATATCAATTTTTTGAATAGAAAAAGGTACTGATTCTATTTGTGCGTCTAAACCAATGGTTACCACAGAACCGCTACCTGTAGCATTTACTGTAGGTGTGTTTACAAAGATGGAAGCAGTATATTCTGCATTGTTGTCATATTCAGAAACCCCATACTCAGCTACAGCTCTACCTAAAGATGTACCTGAAAACTCAAGAGCTTGCTTAGTGTAAGATTCTGAATAGTCATACCCCCAGTTTAAAGTTATTGCTGTTCCTGAACCACCTATAATTGTTAAATTAAACTTTTTAAGAAACTTTAAATTAGAGGCATTTCCAAAAGCAAGAGGGTTGCTAAAGTAACTTAGTTGATAAGTAGCATCATTATCAAGATATCCTGTGTATTCTGCAATACCTAATGGTTTACCTATGTACAGCTTACTTGTAGATAGCCTGTGAAAACTTAAAGGTGAAATACTTGACCATGTTGTTACTCTATAGGAATTATCCTGTAGTGGTCTTCTAGTATCAAAAACATAAACTATTTCACTTGTTGGCAAAGTTAAAAGATAAAAAGATTCTTCTGGGCTATATACTGCTTTTATATCAAGATTTTGAATAGGAAGCAATGTTAATAAATCATTCCTAATGTTCCTACTAACATCACTAATAGAAGCAGATTTTTCCTGTATTGTTCTTCCTAAAGACCTAACCCCAGAAGAAGATAAAAATAATAAGTCTGTACCTGTATTTACTACGGTATCTCTAGCAATACAGCCTATACCTATAATAGTATCTTCTAATACCATTGTAGCAGGATTAGTTGGCCCTGAGTAAATAAGTATAGTATTCTTACAGAATATTATAAGTTTACCGTTATGTGCCGCTAATGCTGTAATATCATCAGCACCGTTAGGAAGCACACTGGTTATATCTAAAGAACCTGAAGAACCCCCTGTCCATTGGTAGCCTGTGGATAAGTGACTAAAGAATACTGTGTGTTTGTTTGAGGACACATCAGCAGCCCAAAGCCTACCAAAAGCAGATATAACTTCGTTAGCTTGTGGAGCTGTACCTGTTTCTCCACTAAAGCCACTAAAGGTTGTTAAAACAGCAGAACCACCTGCGTCTGTATAAATAAGAGATTCATGTCCTGCTTGGAAACCAAAAGCATGGTTGTTTAAATTAGCCCACTTCCAGTTATTAGCTGTTGGAGTATAACCGCTTGGCGTTATGTCCGTTAGTGTTGTTGTACCACTAAATATTTTATTGTTACCTGCCGATAGTATCCTAACATTACCACTTTGGTCTATGTACTCAAAGATGCTTTCAATGCCTCTGCTAGTTCCTAAGACTTCAGAACCGTTAGTAGTAACATAAGAAAACCCTTTTCTAGCACCTATTCTACCGTAGGTATCTATAACACAGTTATCTGCAATAGATGCAAAGTTTGGATCAAGATCAATAGGAGAATCTTGAGTATTTATACCAAAGAATGCAGGCGCAGAAAGTGTTAAGTTTTGAAGCTGTTGGGCCATTAGACTACCCTAAAAACAAGTTCTTCTGGATTCTTTGCGGCATCAAAAGCTATTGCGTCCGACAAAGAAACTTGTGCTAAATTAAAGTATTCAGCGGCACTTTGTCCTCCTGTTTCTCCTCTTTCTCTGGCGGCTCTAGCGGCAGCACCTAAGACAACAGGGGAACTAGGAACAGATAAAACATCGGAGTCATTAGATAAAGAGTCGGGCCTTAAAACTACAGTAAAAATTAAACTATACACACCATCAGGTGTAGGATAAACGTCTATTTGAGTATCGCTGTTAGAATCAAAACCATTAAAGGTAAAGTAAAAAGGTGCGCCTGAAGATGCAGAACCTAGTTTTCTAAATGTCCTAAACTGTGCAGGTGTTTCATATTGTACTCTAGTGTTAGCTGTATCATTTAAAGCATCCAACACTTTAGAGTTGTCTTTAGCACCAGTCAATGAGTAAGTAAAATCAGAAGCACTTGTGTTAAAAGTTATGTCTGTTCTTAAAGCACTCCAATCCCATGCATTTTCTACTGTCTTTTTAGCATCATTAACTAGCTCTCCAATCAAAAGAGAGTAAGAGTTTTCGGATACGGAAGATACTTCATTTTCTCTTAATCTTCGTAGGACGCTGTTTACTAATTGTAAATAAGTCATTAAGCATACCTTTTTCTTATATAGTCTTGTATTTCATCGTAACTAAAATCAGGTTCTTTAAATTTACTAAGCTCTGAACCAAATAAACCTTCAGTTGTTCTGTTAGCAAGAAGTCCTATTCTTGGTAACTCTATGTCTACCTCTGGTAAATCTATGTCTACCTCTGGTAAATCTATGTCTACTTCAGGTAACTCTATGTCTACCTCTGGTAACTCTATGTCTACAAGTTCTTCTATTGTTTCTTTTACTGGCTGTAATATGGTATCATCTATGGTACTGCCTAAAGTTTTTACCGTATCTTTTACTGGTTGTAATACCGTATCATCTACAACTCTACCTGCTTCTGCTATTTCATCTAATGGTATAGAATCTTTAATTGGTTGTAGTATGTTATCGTCTATAGAACTTCCTATGTCTGAAACAATATCCACTATAGGCTCAACAACAGCTTTTACTACATCTTCTAAAGGCCCAAGATCAACATCAACACCTTCAATGTTTAAACCACCACCTTCTTCAACATAAGTTCCTAAACCACTAGCTAAAGCATCATTAAAGTCTGCACCACTAGCTACTTCAGAAACAACCGTAGTTAAACCTTCCTTTAAATCATCTGATTGAAAAATACCACCTATTCTTGAATCTTCAGGAAGTGAATCAAGAGTATTATCTAATAAAGTAGGAACAACAGTAGAGG